GGGCTGTGTGTAGCCCGTTGCCGTAGCCAACTGATCCGTACCCATGTCAGAGTAGTTAGTTGTGGCCGCGCCAAACGTGCCAGAGCCAGCCGCTGTAGCTTTAAACAACGCAATTTTAAATGTGTTACCTGTGCTAGCGGTAAAGTTGTGAACAGCTTTTAGGATTTCGACCTTGAAGCTGGTGGGCATTGCCGTGGTAATAGTAATAGCCATTTTATATCTCCAATAGAGTTACAAGTTCAGGATGCCCCGCTTCACGGAGACGGTTAGCTAGAGTCGTGTTATTCGACTCAATTGCGCGTTTCATGTAGAACACCAACACACCACGGATGTGTTCACGAAAAGCTTGCGCCTGATCGCGAATGGCCGGATGGGACTGATCCCCAACATAGATAATTCGGTTTAACGCTTGCTCGGCAAGCTCTTCGGGGTTGAACCCACGATGGTCTACCTTGTGGATTAGCACGTTACCAATTTCACCAGCAGATTCAGTTGCAAACATTAGTTTGAACTCCTAATAAGAGCCGCCGTAGCGGTGTTTGCGGGCATTGTGATTGTGAATGTACCAACGGATGTTTTGTCAGAACCGAAGTCCAACACAGCAATAGAAGGCTTACCGGCAACGGTATCGTTGTAAATCAACGCACATCTTGCGGTAATTGCGCCTGCCCAAGAGATGTTTGGGAAGCCCACAAAAGCGGTGTATCCAGACGTGCCGATTGTGATGGGAGTTAGCTGTGCACCGCCAGCAGAGTAAGTGCCTGTGTTAGCCACTTCGTTTGTAGCTGAATATGCGGTTGTATCTTCGTTTAAATTTGCGCTGGCTGTGTACAGGGCAATCTTAATCACATCAGTTGTCAGGTCATGAACACCTTGATACAACTGCGCCTTAAAACTGGTGGTCTGGGTTTGGATAATCGACATATCAAGTTACCTTCTGACGGAACTGACCAGAACGGTAAGCGTCTTGACGCTCCATACCATCGCCCAAACGTTTAGCCAACGCTAATGCTTCCATAAACTTCTGATTGTACAACTGCATCATGTCTTGCTCACCCTTCATGTAGGTGTAAGCCTCAACCAAAGATGCATACAAAAGCACAGAGTCAAAGTTATCACCCAGCCAAGTTGTGGTAGCCGTGACAATCGACTCTGGGTAATAGTAGTAATGCAGTTCAGAACCGTACGACGCGTCTGGTGTAGGGCCAAGAATAAAAGTTAACTCTGCCGCATTAGACGACTGAGGGCCAAACAGCGCGTAATACTTAGGAATCCCCGTGTCTGTGGGCTGTGGGTATGCCTGCCGAATAAAGTTAACGTCTTTGTTTAACAAGTACTCGTACTCTCCACTGGCGTTGATAACAGCCAACGAATACACCGCCAAAAAATCCGAAGGGCACTGCAAATACTTGTTATTTGTAGTCATCGATCCCGTCACGTTCTTACGAATGGACGGGAACTGAACCGAGTTATAAATACGCTGCTCAGCTTGCTGAACGAACACGGGAATATTAGCCACGAAATCTGCTTCCGTGTTCTCCGTGTACGCTTGAATCGCGTTGCTGAGTGCGGTGTAATTCATGCCATCGGGCCTCTGGCCATAGTTCCCTTGGTAGCCGCGCCGTTGCCACGGGTGACAATACCGGATGTCTTAGTGGTTTCGTTACCAGCGTTTTTACTGATGTTGCCAATAGACATATTGACGGTGTCGGCTTTACTGCGGTTTGGGGGAATGCCGGGATTTGTAGAGGCGGGTTGATTGTTAATCTTGGCCATGTTATTTCCCCTGATTCTTAACTTTGGCCATACCGCGACCATACTGCATCATCATCTCGTTGGTCTTACCGCCCTTGGCAAGCTTTGTAGGCGTTTTGCCGGGGTGCATGTTTTTCTCGTGTTTACCGACAGCAGATTTAATCATCTTCATGTCTTGTGTCTTGTCTTTCATAACTAACTCCTAAGTAACTGTTACTGTAACTGTACCAACAAATGTCGTTGCCACCAAGTAGTTTGGTGTGAGAGCAACATCAAAATTACTCGATCCACCTACCGGTGCCCACCCCCACTGAACATCCCGCGAACCGCCAGTCAAATTGCCACTAGCGTTTGTGCCTGCCGTAACGTACGTTGTGTCTTTACGTGGGTTACGCACTGCCTGCGGATCATCCACTGGATACATACCCAACTGCAACTGCGGCTGATCGGGATCCCAACACGTATCACACACCATCAAATTGTAAAGCTTTGTCTTGATAACTTCTTGTCTCAGAGCCGTCAATTTGTACTGTTGGCCACACCTATCGCACATGGCGATACTGTTCTTACCAGAAGCAAACCGATTGCCCATTTACGTACCGCTTCCAATGAACTGTTGCCTTGGAACAAAACGAACCGAAGCTTTCTCACGATCCTCATCAGCGGCCAACTGCCACGCTTCATCGTACTGTTGCTTCAAGACCGGCAAGCGCTCAGCGCCATTCTCAATCTTAAGAGCCAAATAGTAAGCAAGACCGGCCACCATACAGGGCAAGAAGCGGAAAGGCACATCCATCGTGCGTACACCCCCGCCAGCGTCATCAATACGGCGCATGCGCCAGTAAACGAACTGATACGTTGTGCTGTTGTCTGGGGTTGGCCAGAGGGTCACAGAGGGGAGATTCTGCGTGTACACAGCCACGCCAGTTGAGTGTGCTGCGGCAGTTGTGCCGTTCTGTCCACGGAAGCAGTTGTTAAGCACGTTGCCAGAGATGTAGCCGTACTGGACAGTCTCGTTTTCAATCAACAAGAACCCTGTAGCAGGTAATCCAGCTACTGAAGTCAGTGTAATGGTTGTGTCTGTGGCCGTGATCCCGCCGTTAAGCGTGGTGCCAATTGAAGAAGTCTGGCCATCCAAACGCTGATACCACACCTGAATAGGGCGGGCTTGTTGCAGTTTGTTGGGGATCGTGGCGTAAGTAGAAACACTAATACGCGTAATGGTCAAGTCAGCCTGCGTGGATGAGCTACCCGCGCCCGTGCGAATTACATGCTCAAGTAGATCCACTGTATCTACGGGCAGTGCGTAGGTGTTCAGACCCGGAGTCAGGTTAATCGTACCCTGCTCAAACGTCCACATGTTGACACCACGGTTTGCCCAATCAGCAAACATCAAGTTCAATGAACGACGGGCTGTACGTAAGTCGTAGCCCGTACGCAACTCCGAACCGGCGCGTTCAAACGCTTCCTCAACCAACTCATTGAGGTCAAGATTAAACGCTGCGGTTCCTGAAGTGGTCATCTAAAGCCTGCCGTTTTCTTTGCAATCGTTTTGGGTTGTGCTACGAATTGTTTTCCGGCTTTTTTGCCAGCACGTTTCGCACGCGTTGTCGCAGCGTACTCAGCAGGGCTGAGGCTTTTAATCGCAGCACTAGGAAGGTATCGCTCGCCCGTGTCAGAAGATTTTTTACCACTTTTGGTTCTCCATTTTTGGTCGCCCCAGTCCTTCAATGATTTCTGAGGCGCTTTCAATCTCGGTAACCCCCGCCTGCCGCCTTGTACTTCTTGGCAACAAGCTGTGCTTTACGAGCCGACCACTGACCTGCACCCGTACCTTGCGTAGCTGCGGCTTTTACCTGAGACACAATCCGCTTGCGCAGACCGGGCTTTGTGTAATTGCCAGCCGCATTTACTTTACCGCCTTCAGCGTATTGCGTGAAGTCAGTGTCGTCCCGCCGGGCCTTCTTCTTACCCTTGGGCATTTTAGAAGGAGAGATGTCTCCCATACCACGGCTGGCCATCATAGTTACACCATCTTTCCGCGAGTCTTGCCTTTAGTGGCAATACCATCTGCACGTTTAGAAGCGGAGCTAACAGAGCCGCCAGACTTATAGCCTTCGTCTTTCAAACCTCGCCTAACTCCTTTTGTAAAGGCGGCGCGGTCTTTCATACCCACTTTTTCTGATAAATAAGCGTCAGCGTCATCAAACTTATCACCAATGTACTGCCCCGCTCTTTCCATATATGCCAAAGGAGTACCTAATATACCGCCGCGTTCAGACGCTTTTTGTTGGCGTGCAGCACCTTCTTCTCGCCCTATTTCACGCGCTCGTTGCGACATTTCCGCCCGCTCTTTGTCTTTTTTTCTGCTGTAGTTATCATCGTCGCCGTAAGCAGGCACAAAGTCTTTATCTTTGGTTTTTGGTTTTTCGGTTGCCATAATAAGCTCCTTAGCAGGCTTTGCCGCCCTTGTTCATCTTAATCATTGTTCCCTTGGTTTTACCCTTGGTAGCAACACCGTCTTTGCTAGGGGCTGCGGTCTTGACCTTGCCCATTGCCATACCGCCACCAGCCATTTTGCCAGTGCCTTTTTTCTTAGCCATCATTGCCATGAAGCCGGGATTCATTTTGCTTGCCATAGTATCACCACCTTTAGAAAATTTGCGGCTTTTGTCCGCTTGGTTAAACTCTTTACCCACGGACTGTGGGACTCCTACTTTCTTAGCAAACGACGGGTTGTTAGCCACCGCCGCCATGAAATTGTGTTGCTTCTTACTCGTCGACGGCATCTTTAGCCTTAGTACGCTTGGTCATTTCACGAACAGTGTCAGACTCCCAAATACGAAGACCGAGGTAAATGATCGTGAACAAAGAAGCCAAAGGCGGAAGCCACGTAGCCATAACACCAACAGTTGTTAAGACTGCTGCGCCATCTGCAACTGCTTTAGCTGTGTCGTGCTGAGTCATACCATCCGCCCTTTTGTCTTACCCTTTGTAGCGCAGCCATCAGCCGCAGTTACATAGCCGCCATCTTTACAGTTCCAAGCCCTCAAAGACTTATTGATCCGTGAATCCGGATCGTTGGCTGTCTTTGCGCTGGTTAGCTTCGCTTTCATCCCCTTCATGCGGGCGCAGAAAGAGTCGCGGCGTTTGCCGCCCTCTGGTTGAGGACGCTTCAGCCCCGGCTTGCCGGGATTGGCTGCATTGTAAGAAGCCCGTCCTTTGGCGTTCAAGCCGCCCGCAATGATAAAAGTAAACAAAGTGGTTGCGCCATCCTTGACAGCAATACTGGTAGCGCCAGAAGAGCTATACCAAATACCTTTGAAACGAGCACGCCCGTCAAATACAGTAGTGGTTGCGTTAGCTACGCAATCCTTACCTTTAACGTCTGTCTGCATCATAATCAAGCTCCTTTAAAAACGGGGCTAAAAGCCCCTTGGGTTGATTAAGCTGAAACAGCGCCGTTCAAAGCAACAATAGCCCAGCCAGCAGATGTGTAGACCAACATAGCAGATTCGCCAACACCAGTGAAAGTAATGGTTGTGAAACCAATCTTCGTTGTAGGAGTCAAAACAGCGGAGCCGCCATCAACAGCGTGGGTAATGATCTTGACTTCACCAAGAGTGCCGTTAGCCAAAGTCAAAGCCTGAGCCGCGCCTGTGGTCGTCAAATTAGTGAAAGCGTTGGTAATGTCAACTGCGCCAGCACCAGACAAAGACTGTGTGCCCAGAACTACGTCAGAACCAAAAGAAGAGTTAACCGTAACAGCGCCTGAAGTTGAACTGATAGAGATGGATTGAAAGCCATTCTCGGAACGAACTGGGCCGTTAAACGTGGTATTT